TATAACAGGGTATCCTTGGAGTGAAAAAGATACTGATGCTTTTGGAATTGTAAAAGAACTACAGTCCATTGAATCTGAAAAGATTAATGTCCACATCAACTCATACGGTGGAGACGTGTCGGAGGGGCTGGCAATTTACAACGTTTTGAAAAACAGCAAAAGCAAAGTAGTAACATACTGTGACGGATTCGCATGTTCAGCGGCATCCGTTATTTTTATGGCCGGAGATGAAAGGATTATGAATTCTGCCTCTCTTCTGATGATCCACAACGCATGGACATGCGCCGTCGGGAATGCAAATGAATTCCGAAAACAGGCCGATGATCTGGAAAAGATTACGCAGGCTTCCATCAATGCTTATCTTAACCGAGTCAATATATCGGAGGACGAAGTTAAAAAACTAATGGATGAGGAAACATGGCTGACCGCTGAAGAGTCTATTAGTTATGGTTTCGCGACAGAAACAGCAGAACACGAAGAAACCGGGATGAATCAATCCGCTATGAAATCTATAAGCAACATAATTGTTAACCGACCGTTGCAAGCTGAGGCGATCTATATTGATGGAGAGAAAATAGCTGAATCGGTAGCAGAAAAATTGAAACCGTTATTTGAGCAGAAACACAAGGAAGAACATAGGAAACAGGAAGATAGCACCGGGTTTGGTGCTTTTTTTAATTCAAAAAAGGAGATATAAGAGAATGAAAATTGATGGAGTGGACAAAGAATTACAAGAAAAAGTTATGCAGATGCTGAACGATTCAAAGCCGGAGGACAAGGCACAAGCCATTTATGATGCTGCCGACATGATTGTAACAGCGAAGAATGAAAAACTTATCAAAGATCTAACCGAGCAGAACGCTAAAGCTGCCGAACCTGTCTCAAAAAGAAAAAGAGTTTTACGAGAAGTTCAAGGATGTTAAGCAGGCTATTACAGCAAAACAGATTGACATCATCCCGGAAGAGATCATCGATAGAACATTAGACGATGTAAAAAAAGCAAGCAATATCATGAAGTTGATTAACTTTGCTCCTGCCAATGTGAAAAAATGGTTAGTTGCATCAAAGACCGGAGCCGCTGAATGGGGCGAATTAACCGGGGGAATTACTGGTGAGATGTCAGCAACGTTTACATCATTGAATATCGAACTTCACAAGATGACCGTATTCATGATCATTCCAAAAGCTATCCAGGATTTGGCATTGCCATTTGTTGATAGATATTTTACGGCTATTCTATCCGAAGCCGTGCAGGACGGACTTGTACAGGCTTATCTTAACGGTGATGGGAAGAATGCCCCTATCGGAATTATGAGACAGATTAACACCACGGACACCGATGGAACCAACAAAGCTAAAACGGTATTGACAACTGTTAAAAAGTTTAGTCCGAAAGGCCTTGCACCTATCAGAAAAACATTGTCCAACAATGGACTACGTACCGTTGGAACCTTGTACCTGCTCTGCAATCCGAATGACGAAGCGGAATATGTAGATCCGGCATTGTACGGAGAAGCATTGACTGGAGGATATAGAAATACGTCCTTCCTTCCAATTGAAAAAATTGTAGATGCAAACGTGCCTGCCGGAAAAGCAATCATCACAATTGAAAAAGCTTATGTAATGGGATTAAGTTCCGTGTCAATGAAAACATATGACCAGACGAAGGCTATGGATGATGCTGATGTGATTATCGGTAAGGCTTATGGGAATGGTAGAGCGATTGATGATAATACAGCGGTTGTATTCGATGTAACGAAGCTGGAAGAGTATGTATTGCCAGTGACACAGGTAACTACCCCAGCCTCCTAAATAGAAGTGAGGTGGAATGATGGAAAATCTTTTAATTGAAGTACGGGAGGAATTCCAAATTCCACCGTACTTTCCAGATGAAGCCATTGGAAGATATTTGAACGAAGGAAAAGCAAGGCTTGACGGATTAAACCCGGGTCGCAACATTGAAACGGATTTGACTTTCCGTAGTCTACTAAAAAACTATGCGTATTATGCATATCATCACAAGCTGAATGAATGGGAACAAAACTATGCTAACCTCATTCTAAGCTGGCAACTGGGAAGTGAGGTGGTTTCATGATAGAGCTGCCGGAATACACGGACGGACGATTTGAATTATATCGAATAGGTACAGATGAAAGCAAAGACTTCCCGGAAGAGATATTAATAAATCAGAATATGGCTATCTGGTATAGCGAGATATCTGTATTTGACAGAGTAAAATATGAGCTTGGACAGGGCGGTATGGAAGTAACTATGAAAGTCAGAATTCCACGCTATAAAGGTATTGACAGCAAGTGCGTATGTGTTATTGATGGAAAACAGCATCAAGTATACAACGCCGCACACATAGTCAATAAGAATGGCTTCCCAGAAACGGAGTTGACGCTTATCAGACCAGATAAAGAGGTGAGAATCTTATGACAAAGGAAGAGTTAAGCGAATTGCTACATTCGCTCAATATTGCAGTGAATGAGGGTGTTACAAGCGAAAAGAACGAAAATGCATATCCGCGCGTTTTATACTGGGATTATATCTGGGAAGATAAGCTTTCATCTGGTGAGTGCTATGAAGAATGGACTACATATCAGATTAGTTTCTACTCAAAAACCCCGAGACATTCAAAACTCATTGAACTTAGGAACAGGCTAAGGGATTGGGGTATTCATCCGACTTTCTATCACGAGTACGTGGAAGAAGATAAGGTGTGGCACAGCTATTTTGCAATTGAGGTATCGGAAGATGAGTGACGTAGATGGTTTCGATGAATTTAGCATGATGTTAGAGCGATATTCAAAAAAAACGGATGAAAAGTCCGTGCTAGATGTTCTTGAATATGGGGCGGATGAATTCGTGAAGGACTTAAGAGCATTGCCAAAACCCAGAAGTCAGATGCGGGCGGCTGGCTACACACACATTCTTGACACGATGACAACACGTAAAACGGATAAAGAAGTAGAAGCCGGATGGGGGAAATACTACGGCCCCATGCTGGAACGTGGAACAACCAAAATGAACGCGCAACCCCACTTAAGGCCAACATTTAAAAAAAATAGCAAGAAATATTACTCTTTAATGAGCAAACGATTATTTGGATAGGAGGAACAAAATGGCAATAACAAGCAAAAAGCCGCCCAGAAAAGAGACGGTAGGAGCACAATATTTATGTTTTAACACAATGACGGAAGACGGTGACTGGACAAGCGCATTTGAAACTGACGTAGAAAAGACAAAAGTTGTGAAGTCTGTCAAAGTAACTGAAAACACTGATTCTGGAGACGCTTACGCAAGCGGAGAAATATATGACAGTGACACAAGTACAGCTAGTATCGATGTTGAGGTAGAAGTGATCGCATTCCCGGACGACACACTCGCAAAAATGAGGGGTGACGTTGTGGATGTTGATGGATTGATTCTATCTGGCGGAAAAGGCACAAGGCCTTATTTTGCTTATGGTAAAGTTGTACGGATGAAGGGTGGAAAAGAGCGTTATGATTGGTATCCAAAATGTAAACTTGCAGAGAACTCTGACGATACGTCCACTAGTGAAGGGAAATTCGCCGAGCAGACTGACACAATTAAAATCACAGCATATCCGTTCAGCGGAAATGGCGATATAGTTGCAAAAGTATCTTATGATAAGATGCCGGAAGGGCTGACGGAGGATAAATGGTTCGCAAAGCCGATTTTGTCAAAGGCTGATTTAACAGCCGCTGTGGGTGGCGAATAAAGGAGATTTGAATGAACGAACATTTTGTTGATTTAACGGATGGAACGAGGTTGGCCGTTAAGGTCAACTTCGGTACAATTTATTACATGCAAAAGCAGAAGGGGTATTATAGGCTTGCTAAAAAAGCAGGAGACGATTCGAAAAGCCTAAGCGACACAGAAAACTTCGAATTGGCCGCATATATCATTTATGCACTGTTAAGAAGCAACGGCAGAACAGTAACGTTTGATGAAGCATTGAGTTTGATGCCGCCAGACGCAAAATCAATAGAAGCTGTTATGGATAGCTTCCAATCAGAATATGACGGATATTCTAAAAAAAAAGCGGCCAAGACGATGACGATTCCGAGCCGATAGATATTAACTGGGCTGAATACATGGTATGCGCAAGAGAGATGGGGATGAGCGAAGAAGAATTTTGGAACTCTGACCCCATCTTTTTTAATGAATGTTACGGCAAATATTGTGAACGAAAAGTACAGGAGGTGAGGGCACTGTATGGCAGATGAATTACAAAGAGTTGGTCTAGTATTTAAAGCGGACGGGGCGGTGGACTTCCAGAAGAGCCTAAAAGAAATAAATTCATCCGTGCAGGAAAACCGCTCTTCGTTTAAACTTGCCCAATCACAATGGGATGATAATACGAAGTCTGTCGATAAATTAAAAGACAGACAAAAATATTTGGCAGATCAAACAAAAGATTACTCCGACAAAGTAAAAATCCTAAAGGGCGAACTAAAGGAACTTGAAGAAGCCGAGAACCGGGATGAGCAGGCGATTTCAAAAAAGAGGAATCAGCTAAACACTGCCGAAACATCTCTAAATAACTACAAAAAAGGTTTGGAAGAAGTTAATGAAGAGTTAGCAAACGGCAAGGCGCTTTTAAAAGAATATGGCGAAAATCTACAGGAGACTGGCGACAAGATAAGCGGCGTTGGAAAGAAAATGACGATTGGTCTAACCACACCGCTTGTCGGGCTGGGAGCCGCTGGAGTGAAGGCGGCCATGGAACTTGATGAAGGCTATGACACGATTATAGCCAAAACCGGAGCTACCGGGGACGCGCTACAAGGACTGAATGATGTTGCCGATGAGGTGTTTGGAAGTTTGCCATACGACATGTCTGACGTTGGAGCAGCGGTTGGCGAGATAAACACAAGACTTGGAATGACCGGCGATGAGTTAGAAGATGTAACAGAAAAATTCTTAAAGTTTGCAGATATTAATGAAACGGATGTTAATTCATCTATCCAACTTGTCACGCGCGCAATGGGCGACGCTGGAATCCCCGCCTCGGAAACGGGACAAATGCTTGATAAACTTACGATAGCCGCGCAAGCATCCGGAATAGGAATTGACAAGCTGACCGAAAACATCACAAAATACGGCGCACCTATGCGCGCGTTGGGATTAGATACGAATGAGAGCATCGCCATCTTTGCAGGATGGGAAAAAGCGGGCGTAAATACAGAAATTGCATTCTCCGGTATGAAAAAAGCTATTGGTGTATGGGGTAAAGAAGGAAAAGATGCGAGGGTAGAGTTTGGAAAAACCCTGGATGCCATCAAGTCAGCTCCTGATATTGCCAGTGCCACGTCTATGGCAATCGAAGCATTCGGAACAAAAGCAGGTCCTGATCTCGCTGATGCAATTCAGGGCGGACGTTTTGAATATCAGGAGTTTTTAGATCTTGTTGGCAGTAGTGCCGGGATAGTTAACCAGACGTGGGAGGAACAGCAAGACCCGTGGGATCAAGCAAAGACGGCTGTTAACAACCTAAAACTAGCCGGATCTGAACTTGGTTCAACCCTATTAGAAACACTTGCTCCAATACTTGAAAGAGTGGCGGAGTTAGTAAAACAATTTTCAGAGTGGTTTAGAGGTTTGGATGACGATCAAAAGAAAACTATTGTTACCATAGGCATGGTTGTAGCGGCCATAGGACCGTTGTTGGTGGTGTTCGGAACGGTAATATCGAGCATCGGAAAAATCACCGAAGGACTAGGCACAATTGGCGGTGGCATAGCAGGACTTGGTAAACTCATTATAGGTCACCCTATATTAGCGGCAATTGTAGGAATAATAGCGGTCATTGTCCTGCTATATACGAAATGTGAGTGGTTCCGAGATGGCGTTAATGATATCTTCGATGGCGTGGCTAAGTTTGCAAAAGACACGGTAGAAAAAGTACAGGAGGTATGGGGTAAAGTAAAAGAATTTGGAGAAAAAGCACAAAAAGCAGTGAAAGACTTCCTGTCATTTGATTGGGTTCCAAAAATCAAGTTACCGCACTTTAAACTTTCCGGTAAATTAAGCTTGACACCACCCAGCGTACCTTCACTATCAGTTAAATGGTACGCAAAAGGTGGAATCCTAAACAGCCCTACTATTTTTGGACAAGGTGCGGATGGCAATCTTCTTGGTGGAGGTGAAGCCGGGAAAGAAGCAGTATTGCCAATCGACCTGCTAAGAAAATATATCGCAGAGGAAAACGCAAAGAGTAATGTAACGCTGGTAGAACTAATCAAAGAAGCGTTTGAGGGAATAGTGATTTACAATGACAACAGTGTGAGTATCGGAGATAGGAAATTTTATAATCTTGTTGCAGAGACTGTAACCAAAATAATTGACCGTAAGGAAATGGATAAATTTGGACTTAGGGGGAAATGGGCATGATGTATAGCGTTGAATTTGACGGAATACTAAGTGAAAAATATAGAATATACGCTACATCTCGCCCGGACATCCCATGTCCGTCATATGATTTGACCGAGATTTCAATACCGGGCAGGGATGGTGTCTTACATATTGATAATAGAAGGTACGAATCCATCACGATACAGATTGAGTTTAATTATATTGGTGATATTGAAAATTGGGCTAAAATTTGGAGAGTGGCTAAGAGATGGTTGTCAGCCCGAGACACAACGTTAAAGCTTTCAGATGATAGTGATTATTTTTACAAAGTATATCGCGTGAATGTCGACACAAACGAGCGTGTAACAAACCGAATAGGGAGATTCAAGGCTAGTTTCGTATGCCATCCATACATGTTTCTGACGCAAGGGGAAAATAGCATGGGCGTTGAAAAATCATCTATTTATCTTGCTGACGTTGATGGGCGGTTCCTTTGCGACATTAATGATAATCCTATTTTAACAACGTATTGGCGGACGGAGATTGTAAACGCTTTTGATGAATGCCATCCAATTTATGAGATTACCGGAAACGGATATTGCGAAATGTCGGTAAATGGGAATTGGCTCAGGGTAAATATTGTTGATAAGACATTTGTTGACACTGAATTACAAGTGACGTACCGCGAGGACGGAGAGAAGATAAATCAAACGGTAAAAGGAAGGTATAGTGACATGTGGCTCAAACATGGAAGCAACACAATCGAACTGGATTCCAGATTCGAATTGTCCTTGATACCAAATTGGAGGGAATTATAATGATTGAAGTTTACAAAAATACAAATTCAAATTATGATTTCAACGGTGACGCAACATTGCATCCAATCTCCTGTTTGCTTGATACGAGCGACTGGAAATTAACTATCGACCTTCCAATTGACGAAAATGCAGAACTCATAACAAACGAAGCTGTTGTTGCGGCACCTACCTGGTACTCCGACAAACAGCTTTTTCGTATTTACGATTATGAGAAATCCGACAGTGGAATAACCGCATATGCCCGGCCTATCTTTTTTGATTCCGCACACGATAGTATGCTGATGGACGTAAGGCCAACCGAAAAAACTGGAAAGCAAGCATTAGATATTATGACCGCTGGCATGAAATATAGCGGTAAATCGGATATCACAGCAGTAAGCACCGCATACTACATCAGAAAAAACCTGATAGAAGCGATCATGGGAAGTGACGAAAACTCGTTCGTTAATCGATGGGGTGGTCAGCCCATATTTGATAACTTTAAAATTATCGTGAATAAACGTGCTGGCGGAGATTACGGAGCAAAAGCCCGGTTTGGATATAATCTAACTTCAATAGAAGAACATGTGAATATGGACAACGTTGTGACAAGAATAGTTCCTATCGGCTATAACGGCTATACACTCGAAGGGAAAACACCGTGGATAGACAGCCCAAACATCAATAAATACGCGATTGTATATATGAAAGAAGTCAAGTATGAGGATGTAAAACTACAAGAGGATTGTCAATCAGAAGAAGTTGGATTTGCAACGCTTTCGGAATACAGGGAAGAATTAAAAAGGCGGGCAAAAGCTGACTTTGATAACGGTGTCGACTTGCCCGCAATAGATTACAAAGTTGAAGTAGCAGACCTTGGCAAGACAACGGAATATGAAAATATTAAAGAACTGGTTAAGATTGGCTACGGCGATACAGTAGAAGTGGAAAATGAAGCACTGGGAATCACTACAACAGCGAAATGCATTAATCTTGTCTATGACTGCATTGCAGAACAAAACGAAACCGTGTACCTTGGCGATGCTACTACGAGCTACTTCGATAAACTATCAAGCACTATGCAAGCCGCTAATGCGGCTATAAACTGGGATGGTACTGTAAAAGGTAGTCAGGTTGGCGGATTGATTGATATGTTCAAGGCTCGAATGAAAGCAACTGCGGAAGGAGTAAAAAAACAGGCCGAAAGGGCTATTCTGTTTGAGGATATAGACCCGGATTCTCCGATGTTCGGGGCAATGGCACTTGGAACCAACGGATTTATGATTGCAGATGAACGCACAGCAGATGGCAGGGATTGGGACTGGAAAACATTCGGAACAGGGCAGGGATTCTTTGCGGATTTCCTAGTTGGCGGAGTACTCTTGTCACAGAATTACATAGCTAACAAAACTGGATTCAGACTTGACCTTAACACCGGAAGTATCGAAGCTGGCAGATTTTCGCTCAGGTCAGTAGACCCGAAGTACGGATTTTGCTCATGGACTTTCGAAAAAGGAAGAATGTTTTTAAATACAACCGCTAATGAAGCAGTAGGAGAAATAAGAGTTATTCCAGCAGACGGTGATGCTCCGGAAAAAATTCAAATAATCGGCACCATAGAGAACGGGAAAATGTGTGTGTTTGACATGATACCCAGAGATGGAACCATTCAGATAATGAGCAGAAAGCTCAATTTAGATGTAATAGACAATGATACAGCGGTAAACGGAGAAGTAGCAAAAACCGGGCGAGTAGAGTTCTCAAATGGAACTTACTTAGATTTCAATAATGGATTCTGTACTGGTGTAAAAGCGGCAAATAATTAAGAGAGGGTAGAACCTCTCTTTTTTTGATGGAGAAATATATGGAGTTAATCAGCAGTAATCAATATTTAAGCGTGGCGCAGATGACCGGAAATGCACAGTATTTCCTGGACTATATGACGTCATACGGTTGGACGAAAAATGCCGCTTGCGCCGTTCTGGGTAATATGCAGTCTGAATCAACAATTAATCCTGGGCTGTGGCAAAACAGGGATGAGGGAAACATGAGGCTAGGATTTGGGTTGGTACAATGGACACCGGCAACAAAATTTATTTCATGGGCCGAAAGCAACGGATTTAAAATCGGTGATATTAAGGGCCAATGTGCGCGCATCATATATGAAGTAAATAATAACATTCAGTGGCAAAAAATTACAACCTCTATGACATTCCGTGAGTTTACACAGTCAACAGCAGAGGTCGAAATATTAGCGGAATTATTTGAACTGAATTACGAACAACATGCAGGAGCGGTACAGCCATCACGAAAAACACAGGCACGCTACTGGTTTGACGAATTAACAGGTGGGTCTAGTGTTATTAATGACGTTATTGCACTGGTAAAAAGCAGGATTGGGAAGAATAGCTACACCACTACTTTATCAAGAGAAAATGTATTCGGGGAGCCGACCGGGTATAGTGACTGCTCTTCGCTGATGTGGAAATGTTTTCAGCGTGCGGCGAATATTTTTATTGGAACCTATACAGGAGAACAAATTACACACGGAAATCTTGTTTGGACTAATCCTACAGAAGGACATATTTTCACAACGGAGATGCAAGCACAGTCCGGGGCAATTCCCGGCGACCTTGTTTTTTGGGGGAACTCAACATCGGACGTGCATCATGTAGAAATGTATTTAGGAGATAATCAAATTATCGGGCATGGCAGTGGATGGGGGCCTAAAGTCAGAATGGCATCTACGTATAGTCATGACTACAAGTTGTTGCAGGTTCGACGTTATGTCGAGGGTGGTGGAAGTAGCGGCGGCGGTTGGTACCCTGGGGACGGTGGCGAAGGAATTTACATTGTTAGATGGACACCGAAATAGATAGAAGGAGGCTAAAAAAATGGCAGATACAGGACAAAGGATAAGCCAGTATCCTGAAGCAACAGAATTGAACGGTACAGATTGCTTTTTTGAAGAAACCGCAACACCGAAAAACTTTAAAGTATCATGGAGTACGATATGCGATGCGATCAAAGCAAAATTTGTAAATTGGGATTTTACGCTTAAAACAAATGCGAAAAATCTCCCCGGGGCAGTGGATGAATTAAAAACAAACATTGATGATCAGAAGAAGGATTTGACCGCGCTATCTGGAAAAATTGACGGTGCTTTAAGGTACAAGATTATAACACTAAGTCGCGAAAGCAGTACAGTGCTAAGAGGGTATACTCTATTCGATAAGGTTGTTTTAAGCGCAACTGCTACAGTTGAGCAAGAAACCGGAACGCCATTTAATACAGTAGACCTTTTGACGATAAAACCGAACTATGGTGGAACGGGAAACCGAGTAGAAGTGTATGCCAGGGGAACGGGTTTCGTAGAAGGGCACGTGTTAAAAGTGCATGTAATTGCAATTACAAAAGATTCATAAGGAGGGCGGCGACAGAATGATTACAAAAATAGTTTTATTGCAGCACAAAAGACTAACACTAAGAATCGATGTGGTGCAGAACACAAACGCGGTTCCGATCAAATTCATACTTGCAGATTACGTAATCCCGCGTGGCTCAGAAGCGCGAATATATATAAAGAAACCATCTGGACTTGAAATTTACAATAATTGCGAAATAAAAGATAATAACATTATTGTCCAACCAACTACGCAGATGTATGCAGAGGCAGGATGGGCAAAGGCGCAAGTACAGATTATAACCGGCACTACGATAGCCGCATCTTTTCCGGTATGGTTCAATATTGCAGAAAACATTATTTCGGAATCGTCGGTTGAATCAAGAAATGAAATTGGCGTGCTAAATACACTCATCAAAGAGGCGCAAGATGCTATTGAAAGAATTGAAGAGAGCATTAGGCAAAACAGATCTTATATATGCGGAATCACGAGTGATAATGGCATTGTATTTAAAAACAACGCTGGCAGAACTACGCTAACCGCACAAGTTAAAAACGGAACGATTGATATCACAGGCGATTACATTATACGGTGGTATAAAGACGGTAGCGTATATGCCGCCACCAGGAGTATCACAGTTGATTCTGCTGACATAGTTGATAAGTCGGTGTATAAGTTTACCGCTCATGACGAGAGCGGAACTCAGGTCGGTGAATACGAGGTCACGATAGCAAACGTATATGACGGGCAAGACGGTAAAGATGGGAAACCGGGCAAAGATGGAATCCCGGGAATCGACGGTATCAACGGCAAAACAACATATTTTCATATCGCATACGCTGATGACGAATTCGGGAATGGATTTAGTCAATATCCATCTGAGAAATCACATTTAGGAACTTACGTAGACTTTACAGCCGCCGACTCTGAAGATCCATCCGTATACAGATGGGCTAAAATCGAGGGTGCTCAAGGCGAGGCTGGCGGGCAAGGGATACCTGGCGTAAATGGAATTGATGGAAGAACAAGTTATTTGCATGTTGCGTATGCTTATGACGAATTCGGGAATGGGTTCAGTCAAGAATCTAGCAATAAACCATACATGGGTACTTACACGGATTACGCACTAGAAGATTCTACCGACCCATCAAGATACACATGGGTGAAAATACAAGGTAAACAAGGCCTTGATGGCGAAAGTGGCATTATCATAAGTGAAGACCAGCCGGACAGCCCGTATGTCGGCCAGCTCTGGCAGACAGAAAGCGGAGAATCAATCAAGAGATGGAACGGTTCCGAATGGGTTCTCTGGTATATGGCTGTAACAAACTTGAATGTAGAAAATCTTGCGGCAATTGCGGCAACAATTGGAACAGTTTCTAATTCATATGAGACAGATGTAGAATCCGAGTGGAGCAACGAAGCCTTAACCGGGAAAATAACTATCGGCGGGGCTGGTATCAAGAACGAATACACATATAAGTCAAACGGCTGGAATGGTATGTGGCGATTAAATCCGCAGAGTTATTATGCAGAATTAAGAGATGCAAGTGGAAATTTAAGAGAGGGCGTGTCGGTTGAGTCTGTTGGAATTAACTTTTATGACTTTTCTACTGCAACATGGGTGGGTGCTACTGCAAGCACGCTGGATAAAATGTCTAAAATGTTTGCGACTATTACCGTCACAGCAGATAATCAAGTTCAGATAAATAGCACTTTGCGGGCAAATGCCGTATTGTCGGGCGGGCAATACGTGACAACTGCTAGAAGTACGAACAGAATTTCGTTTAACTGGACAGGCAATAAATTAGAAGCGTATGTGGACAACGTTAAGGTCGGAAATATAACATTAAGTTAATTTAGCGAGGTTTAAACATGAAAATCAGGGTGCCACATTGTCATTTGCTGATCCGACGTTGTTAAAAGGCACTGTTGAGTTTGAGACACAGGTTCTAGGAGCGACTGCAACAATACAGAGACAAGCCGGCACACCTATATCAAACACAAATGCACTCGATATTACCGTACGTAATGTAAACGGAAAAGGCTATGTTGATGTATGTGCTAACGGATCATACGTGAACGGTCATTTGCTGGCAGTTAGCGTAATGGCACTCGTAGAAGTTTAAGGATGCCAAACATAACATTAAGTTAGTAGGAAGGAAATGGTAGAAATGATCGAAAAGCATATTAATTTAAAAACGCGAGGATTACCAATAAGAATTGACGTAGTACAAGATACCAACGCAGTCCCGATTGAGTTCACGTTGATGGATTACGACATCCCCGTAGGCGCGGAAGCTCGCATCTACATCCGTAAGCCATCAGGGCTAGAAATATACAATAACTGCACAATAGAAGAAAATAACGTGATTGTACAGCCCACAATGCAGATGTATGCAGAAAAAGGGAGGGCGAAAGCACAGTTACAAATAGTTGCTGATGATGTAGTCGCAGCTTCTTTTGCATTCTGTATAGATGTTGCGGAAAACATAGCTTCAAGTTCAGCGGTTGAATCAAGTAACGAATTTGGGATATTAGATGCGCTCATCAATGAAGCACGTGAGATGATTGCAACCCTTGGAGGATTAAAACCGCACGCTTTTGCGGCACCGGTTCAGAATCTTGCAACTACCGTTGCCGGAAGCGCATTGGATGCGACAATGGGCAAGAAACTGCAGGATGGAATTGATACACTAAACTTCAATTCAAGGGAAATCTTAACCGGGGTTGATGATATTAAGGCTTACATTGGTTACACAGATGAAGATATTGTTGGTATTCAGGTTGACTATGAAAACAAATCTTTTCAACGTTTGGCGGGTGCTTATGAGTTATCAGCAGGTGTTGATTTTGATAAGTATGCAATGTTTGGCGGTAGAAAGCGTTGTGCCGTTGCGGATGATGGAACAATTGTAACGTGGTTCGGTGATGCAGATTATACAGAAGATGGAACAATGGGGCAGGTTATGGTGTATCAACCTAAGTTCTATTACAAGGTTGTACCGCTGAAAACTGACCCAATCACAGACGGTATCGGGCATCATTTACGAAAAGCAAATTACTATGTATCAACCAAACCTAAGACAGGCTTCAAGCTGCACCCATTTTTCATTGATAAGAATGGTGATGAACTTGAATATGCTATGCTTTCAGCTTATGAAGGTAGTATTTTTGATACATCAGCAGATGCTTATTTGTTGGATGATTCGCAGGTTATGGCATACACAACGGACAAGTTCAGTTCCATTGCAGGGGCAAAGCCTGCGTCAGGAACAACACAGAATTTGACAAGACCAAACGTAAATCAAATGTGTATGAACAGGGGTGCAGGTTGGTATTCTGAAAATATCAAAGCTACATCTGCAAATCAGATGTTAATGATTATTGAAATGGGCATGATGGACATACAGACTGCAATAGGTCAGGGTGTTGTTAGTGTGGCAGACAATCCGAACACTGAAAATAATTCCAAGGTGACAGGTGGAACATCTGCACTTGGTAATGGAACAGGACAGGCAACAGGCACAAGTGGACAGGTTTCAGTTTCTTACAGGGGATATGAAAACCCTTGGGGAAACATTTGGAAATTCATCTATGGTGTCAATATTTGGGGGGATGGCACACTTGGCGGTGGTGTTCCTTATTATGCAACAGACTTCAATTTTGCAGAATCCAAAAGAACTGACAACTATGTCAGTGCAGGGTTCAGTTGTGCAAATACAAATGGTTATGTATCTGCAATTGGTTATGCACCTGAATGTGATTGGATGTTCATTGCATCTGAATGTTTGGGAAACAGTTCAGTTCCAGTTGGTGATTACACATATATTACTGCAAACCTGAATGGTTATGCGATTGCTCTATTGGGCGGTAGTTGGAGTAGTGGTTCTCGTGCGGGTGCTTTCTATTGGGGTTTGAATCACGGTGTGGGTTATCGTAGCCGTACTGTCGGCGGTCGCTTGGTGTATGTTCCAACTGCCACTGCATAATTAAATGAAATACATGGGTCAAAAGGTTTTAGTAATTATCACAACTGTTGAAGTCCATCTGAAAAAGATTACTCAATTAGGCAGTAATTGGAATAATGGTTCTAGTGCGGGTGCTTTCTGTTGGGGTTTGTATGGCGGTGTGGGTGGTCGTTGCCGTGTTGTCGGCGGTCGCTTGATAAATGCAGAATCAGGAAGGATGAATTCATCCTTCCTTTTTCAATATAGCGTAACTTTTTGACCCTGCCACTTGGCAAAACACAAAAGTCCTGAATCCAATTCAGGCAAATACAAGGTTGTGTCAGTAGGGAAACCGAACACTTGACTTTATGCATACAAAGGAAAAACATGAAAAGATTTGGGAATCTGTATGAAAAGATTTATGACATGGAAAATCTGAAACTTGCACATCAGAATGCAAAGAAGGGAAAAGGATGGTACAAGGAAGTTGTTGAAATAGACAGTGACCCTGACACCTACTTGAAACAGTTGCAGGACATGTTCATCAATCACACATACAAAACATCAGAATATGAAATGTTTATCAAAAAGGATTCAGGAAAGAAAAGGAAGATTTTCAAACTTCCATATTTCCCTGACAGAATTGCACAGTGGGCAATCATACAAGTGATTGAACCATTCCTGATAAGAAACTTCACAGATGACACATATTCTGCAATACCAAACAAAGGCATCCATTATGGTTTGAAAAGGGTCACAAAAGACATTCAGACAGATGTGAAAGGATGTCAGTATTGTTTGAAAATAGATGCAAGGCATTATTATCAATCCATCAATCATGACCTTCTGAAAGAAAAATACAGAAGATTGTTCAAAGACAAGGAACTGTTGTGGTTACTGGATGAAATCATTGATTCAATAAAGACTGCTGAAATTGATGATTTGAGAAACATATATCTGATGGAAGAAGATATTGATGAAGAAACAGGGATTCCAATTGGAAACTATTTGTCACAGTATAGTGGAAATTATTATTTTTCATCATTTGACCACTGGATAAAGGAACAGATGCATGTGAAGCATTATCACAGATACATGGATGACATAGTCATCTTTGCAGAAACAAAAGAAGAACTGCATCAGTTGAAAACAAAAATTGATGCATACTTCAAAAATGAATTGAAACTTGCAGTCAAAGGAAATTGGCAGGTGTTTCCAACATTTGTCAGGGGTGTCGATTATCTTGGATATAGAATCTTTCTGAACTATATCCTGTTGAGAAAGTCCACCTGCAATCAGATGAAAAAGAAGATGGTCAACATCTTCAAGAAATGCAGTACAGGACACCTGATGAATTATTCAGAATGGTGTTCTATCAATTCATACAAGGGTTGGTTGATATGGTGTAATGGTTTCAGACTGAATCAGAAATATATCAGTCCATTGGAAAAATATGCATCATTCTATCATCAAGAAGAAAGGAAGTGCAACAGATGACAGAATTGGGAAAACAGAAAAGCACAGTCAGACCACAGGATGTGGAGATATTGGAAACTAAGGTGTTTCTTGCATCAAACATTGAAGAAGTCACTGAAACCATTGGTGAAGAAGAATTCAATGGTTTTCAGTTTGACCTGACTGAATGCACCAAAGATGAATATATTCATCTTTTGGACACAAAGAATCAATCGTTGGAATCACAAATCACAGATGCATACCTTGCATTGTGTGATGTTTATGAATTAGTAGGGGGTGAAGCGTAATGGCAAGAATCTATGCAGAACTAATTAAAAAGGGACTGAAAACAATTGATGATGTCCCAAAGGCATTACAGAATGCAGTCAAGGCACTTTTAGAAGGCTGAAAATCAGAGCCAGACCGGAGACGGTCTTTTATTTTGCAGAAAACTAGAAAAGAGAGGTATACACGTTGGAAGGTATATTATTACAAACGTATATAATATCCCTGCCCATTGTGCTTACAGCATTGATGGGATATATCGTATGGCTATTAAAACAGCAAAAACGAGACAGAAATGCGAACTCGCAAGGAACTATGTTATTACTTAGAGTTCAGTTGATTGAGTATCACGATAAATATACGTATCTTGGATATATCCCATCTTATGTCTATCAAAACTATTGCGAAATGTATAAGGCTTATCATGCGCTTGGCGGTAACGGCATGGCAACAAGGATGTGGGAAGAGATACAGAATTTGCCGATAAGAAAGGAACAAGAGGATGAAAAATAGAGATTGGAAAGAATGGGCAAAAAGAGCAGGAATGAGAGCAATTAAGACGGTAGCGCAGGCCGCCGTTGCTGGAATCGGAACAGCCGCAGTCATGGGTGGCGTAGATTGGAAATATGTCGTTTCGGCATCGGTGCTGGCTGGCGTAGTGTCAATCCTTACCAGCGTAGCCGGGCTTCCTGAACTATCAACCACAGAGGGCGAGTAATCGTCCTCTTTTTTGTTAAGAAAGTGAGGTACACATGGGAAATATACAAGGCTTAATCGGTAGACTAAAAAATGAAGTTGGATATATAGAAAAGGCTTCCAACAGCAATTTGGACAGCAAGACCAGCAACAAAGGTTTGAACAACTACACGAAATATGCAAGGGATATCAATAACCTAGGACTAATGGGGTGCCAGGCACAGCCGTGGTGCGCTACTTTCCAGTTCTGGATAGAAGTTCAGGAATTTGGATTAGATACAGCCCTTGCGCATTTTAATATGTCAAAAAGTACTTATGTCGGATATAATGTATTTTCCACTAAGGCAAAATTCCCAGCTGGAAAGAGAAGTAAGACACCAAAACTGGGATGCCTGGTTGTTTTCACACACTCCCATATTGGACGAGTTATCGCTATATCAGGGAACACAAT